GGATGGTGCTGCTGGTGCTGACAATTTTGATGGGTTTAGAGCTTTAGCTTTAGCTGATGGTACTGTAAATGATGTAACAGGAACTACAGTAAATTCTGGAAATGTTGTTACTGAGCTTGGAAAAATCGTTGATGCTATTCCATCTGGAGTATATGGTGCTGAGGATTTAAAAATATATGTATCACAAAATATCTTTAAGGCTTATGTAAGAGCTTTAGGTGGATTTGCTGCTACTAACTCTGGTGTAGATGCACAATCTCATATGTGGTATCAAGGTGGTGCAACATCTTTTGATGGTGTTGATTTATATCCAACAAGTGGTTTAAGAGATAACTGTGCAATCGCAGCGAGAACTTCTAACTTATTCTTCGGAACAGGTCTATTAGATGACAGAAACGAAGTAAGAGTTATTGATATGGCTGAGAACGATGGAAGTATGAATGTGCGTATCGTAATGCGATATACTGCTGGTGTACAAATCGGTGTTGGTGCTGACGTAGTTCTTTACGATTAATAAATTAAATTAACTAACATAAAGAGGGTGGGCAAAACTGCCTACCCTTTTTTATTAAAACAAATAATATGGCTTGTGCAATAACAAAAGGTAGAGGGGTTGGATGTAAGACTGCCTTTGCTGGAATTAAAAATATTTACATCTTAGATTATAGTGCTGTTGTAGCTGCATTGTCAGATTCAAGTGGAACTATTACTCTACCTACTGATAACTCTGCTGAGTTCTTTAAGTTTGAAGTAAAAGGTGGTCAGTCATCTTTAGAAACAGTAGTAAACTCATCAAGAGAAAATGGTACTACTTTTTACGAAAGTACTTTAAATGTAACTTTACAGATTTTAGACGTAGCAACACAAGAAGAAATAAAACTTCTTAATAGAGGTAGAGCGCACTACGTTATAGAGTTATATCCAAATGGTGCTGGAGTTACTAAGTACTTACTAATGGGTAGAGATAATGGTGCAGAGATTACTGGTGGTACAATCGTAACAGGTGCTGCTGCTGGAGATTTACAAGGGTTTACATTAACTGCTGTAGCAACTGAGGTATTTCCTCCGTTCTTCTGTACTGTACCAGATGTAGCTTCTGCTACGCCAATTAGTCCAGCTTAGGATAATTAAAAAATATTTTATATATTTGTCCTATGTCTGTTTTGGTTGACGACATAAATAGAATTAGCCATCTCTTAAAGGGGGTGGCTTTTTTTATTAATACAATACAAAATAAATTAGTTTTGTTTATATATTAGTATGAAGTTAATAGGAACTAATGGCGATAAGACTTTTAAGGTTATACCTCGTCAATTTATTAATGGTGCAATTACTGTAAATCTTACAAGTGAAAGCACAGGAACTAATGTAAGTATTACACCTACAGGCTCAACAGATGGAAACTATATGTCTTTTGTTGCTGCTTTTGGAACATTAACTGAGGGCGATTTTTATAGCCTTGAAGTAAAAAATGGTACTTCTGTTATATACAAGGATAGAGTTTTTTGTACAGACCAGACAGTAAACCAAACAAACAATGATTATTATTCTGTAAATAGTGGAGAATACACTACAGAGAATAGTTTTGATAACGATTATATTATTTTATGAACGATTTAAGAATAGTTAATTTAAGCACCTATACAAGTCCAGAGATTGTAGAGAAGTCTAACAAGAAGTGGGTAGCTTACGGAAGTGATAATAATTACTTTGGGTACTTAATAGACAGATATAACGGAAGTCCTACAAATAATGCTATAATCAATGGTATTAGCCAAATGATTTATGGTAAAGGCTTAGATGCTTTAAATAGTAGTAGAAAGCCAGAGGCATATGCTAAAATGATTACGTTATTTAATAAAGATTGCGTAAGAAAGTTATGTTATGACTTAAAACTAATGGGGCAATGTGCTATACAGATAATCTACTCTAAGGATAGAAAGACTATTGCACAAGTAGAGCATATACCAGTAGAAAATTTAAGAGCAGAGAAGTGTAACGAAAAAGGACAAATAGCTGCTTACTATTATTCTGATAATTGGAGTAAAGTAAAACAAAGTACACAACTAAAAAGAATACCTACTTTTGGTTTTTCTAATGAAAACATAGAGATACTATATGTAAAACCTTACAGAGCTGGGTACAAGTATTATAGTAGTCCAGACTATCAAGGTGGCTTACAATATAGTGAGTTAGAAGAAGAAATAAGCAACTATCACTTAAACAACATTCTTAATGGTTTAGCACCAAGTATGTTAATTAACTTTAACAACGGAACTCCAAACGCTGAGGAACGACAAATGTTAGAGAATAGAATATATCAAAAGTTTAGTGGCTCAAGTAATGCTGGTAAGTTTATATTAGCATTTAACGACAATGCAGAGAGTCAAGCAACTATAGAGCCTATACAACTAAGTGATGCACATAATCAATACCAATTCTTATCAGACGAAAGTAGTAAGAAAATAATGGTAGCACACAGAGTAGTAAGTCCTATGTTATTAGGTATTAAAGATAGTACAGGTTTAGGTAATAATGCAGATGAGTTACAGACTGCAAGTACCTTAATGGATAACACAGTTATTAGACCATTTCAGCACCTTTTAATAGATGCCTTTGATGAGATATTAGCTTTTAATAATATCAGCTTAAAACTATACTTTAAGACCTTACAACCATTAGAGTTTACAGACTTAGAAAACGTAGAGGACGAAGAAACAAAAGAAGAAGAAACAGGAGTAAAGTTATCTAAGGAATTACCAGATGAGGTAGGTACAGCTATTGCAGATGCTTTAATTGACTTAGGAGAGAGCGAAGAAGAGCTTTTAAAGGACTTTGACGTAATAGATGAAAGAGAAGTTAATTACGAGGAAGAAGATGGCTTAGATGAGGTTATAGCAGACTTAAACAAACCTAATACGGAAGAAAAAGAAAAAAGCACACTTGCTAAGATATGGGAGTTTGTAAGTACAGGTAGTGCTAAACCATATAGAGAGAGTGAGCAAGATGGTACAAGTAAGCAAACTAAAGAAGAGGGTAACGAATTTTTAGTAAGATATATGTATAGTCCAGCAAGAACAAAAGCTACATCAAGACAATTCTGCTCTAAGATGGTAAGTGCTAAAAAAGTATATCGTAAAGAGGATATAGTAGCTATGGAAAACAAAGCTGTAAATGCTGGGTTTGGTAAAGGTGGAAGTGATACATATTCTATATGGTTATATAAAGGTGGTGCAAGATGTAGTCATAAATGGCTTAGAAAGACTTATGTGCGTAAAGAGGGTGGTAAAGGTTTAGGAAGTGCTATAAGTACATCAGAGGCAAGGTCAAGAGGTTTTAAGCCAGAGGCAAATGCACAGAAAGTACCTGTAGCACCTAAAGATATGAAGTATAAAGGTTATACTGCTGAGTATTGGAATAAAATAGGATTTAAGAATTAGTATGGCAACAGCATTATTTATAAATAGAACAGATTTAGTTAAAAACTCTATACTTGATGGAAATGTAGATACTGATAAGTTTATACAATTTATTAAGGTTGCACAACAGATAGATATTCAGAATTTATTAGGAACAGACTTATACAACAAAATAAGTGCAGATATTATAGCTGGTAATTTAAGTGGTAATTATTTATCATTAGTAAACACTTATGTACAACCTACATTGATTTGGTTTGCTCAGATGAATTATATACCATTTGCAGCTTATCAAATAAAGAATGGTGGTGTATTTAAGCATAGTAGCGAAACTGCACAAAATGTAGATAAAAACGAAGTAGATTATTTAGTAGCTAAAGCAAGAGAATATGCTAATTATTATTCAACAAGATTAGTAGATTACTTATGTTTTCACAATGATTTATTTCCAGAGTATAATACTAACACAGATGAGGATATAAGTCCAGATACAGATACAACCTTTAAAGGATGGGTTTTATGAGATATAAAGTAAAAGAAACAAATTTAACAAAACTAAAAAATTACATAGATGCCGATACCAAAACCAAAAGCGAGAGAGAAGCAAAAAGATTTTATGATTCGGTGTGTAGCAGAGATGACAAAGGAATACAATAGAGAACAAGCAGTAGCGATATGCTACCAAACATATAAAGACAAATAGATGGCATTTGGAAAAATATACGAAACAACTTGGTGGGGTAGTGGTGCTATAGATAACTCTATAGGATGGGGTATAGTCTATAGAGATTATATTGACCCTACAACAGCTTTTGAAGTATTAGCTGAGAATGGAGATTATTTACAAACTGAACAAAACGAATATATAATAATAGAATAAAAAATAAAAAATGGCAAACAAGAAATTTAGTCAATTTGACTTAAAAACAAACTCGGCAGATGTTCAATTTGTCGTTGGTTATAATGGTACGGATAACGTAAGAATCGCACCCTCTAATTTAGGTGGTGGTGGTGCATCAGACTTGAACGGATTGAGTGATGTAAGTATAGATTTATCAAATGATTCGGCTTACTTTATAAATATACCATCTGGATTATCTGGAGCAAATGGTAATTTAGTTATTGGTT